TGTTACTCTTGGTACTCCGTACCATCAGAAGGGCGCAGTAAGTTTCAGCCCTGAGGAGAGTTCGGAACAGAACAACTTCTATGCTGACAATATCGTCTATTGGAGCGGTTACTCAGGCGGTTCAATCGAGGGTGACCTTGAAGTCGCAATGTTCGATGACGAGTTCAAGACACAGTTCCTTGGTTACAGAACCCTGACCGACGGTGGACTTGCGAATGTAAAGAACGCAACAAAGCCTAATGTATACATTGCGTTCCAGGTTGAAGGCGATGCTGAAAACAGAAGAGTCATTCTGTACAACTGTGCTCTCGGTGCTATCACAAGAGAGTACAACACAATCGAAGACAGCAAAGAGCCAGCAACGGAGACCCTCGCTGTCACTTGCACAGGCGATAATTCTACGGGTGTCACAATGGCTGTTTTCAAGCCAGCAGACACAGGCTACGCAACACTCTTTACTGCACCGACCGCACCAGCGTTTTAAGAAGGCTAAACGGCAAGAGGCAGGGTGTAATGCTCTGCCTCATTTTTTGTAGAGAGGTGACCTATGGAAAAGGTAATAAAGATTGGAAAACAGGAAGTCAAGCTATCGAATAACGTAGCTTGGACTATGGAATATAGAGATCAGTTCGGCCGTGATATCGTGCCGGCTCTGATGCCGCTGCTCGCGTCCTTCATTGAGGGCGTGTCTGCGGTCGTATCAGAAACAGGTAAGAATGAGCTGAACATCACGGACATCGCATCGGCTCTTGAAGGCCGTTCAATGGAAATACTGCTCCCGCTCTTCCAGGTGGAGTTCGTGGATACGATCATCAATGTCACATGGGCGATGGCAAAGGCAGCAGACGAGGATATAGATCCTCCGAAGCGGTGGGTTCGTCAGTTCGACGAATTCCCGCTCGACGTGATCGTCCCTGCGGTCTATGAACTCGTTCTGAAGGGGTTCGTAAGCTCAAAAAACCTGAACAGGCTGAAGAACGTCGGGGCAAGTCTGAAGACTCTTCAGCCATCACACTCGATGACGTCATCCTCGCAGGACTTGAGCGAGGATTGACAGTAGAAGACATCCGCAGAATGCAGCTCGGTCAAGTCGTTGATTTCGTCATTGCGTACAACGAACGGCAGAAGCACGCGGAAGCAAAAGCAAAGAAGGAAGCAAAGCGAGGCACGAGACGGAAGGCCTCGCAGAATGATATCAATGCGTTCTTTGGATAGGAGAACACAATGGCAGGAAGCATAAAAGGAATAACCATCGAGTTCAATGGCGATACTACGAAACTCGATAAGGCCTTAAGGCAAGTAAACAACGAGACAAGAAACATCGACAAGGAGCTGAGGCAGGTCGACAAGGCTCTGAAGTTCAACCCGAAGAATATCGACCTGCTCAGACAGAAGCAGACACTGCTGACGAATAAGATCTCCGAGACGAAGCAGAAGCTGGATCTCTTGAAGCAGACTCAGGCAAAGGTCGATTCGGGCGAGATCGAGATGTCTGCGGAGGATTATCGCAAACTTCAGAGAGAGATAATCGAGACCGAATCAAAGCTGAAGACCTTCAACGGACAGCTCGACAAGACATCGAAGACCATCAGCGGTATGGATATGCAGAAGGTCTCTGAGAAGTTCAAAGGCATCGGCGAAGGATTGACGAATGCGGGCAACGCGATGAAGCCGATATCTGCGGCGGGTGCGGCGGTAACTGCAGGGCTTGGCGCAATGGCGGTCAAAGCGGGCGCAACGGCTGACGACCTTAACACGCTCTCAAAAGTAACAGGCATCGGCACAAAGGATCTGCAAAAGTATTCGGCGGCAGCCGATCTCGTAGATGTATCTGTCGAGGCTTTGGCGAAAGGAAATCAGAAGCTGAAGCAGAACATGTACAACGCGTCGCAAGGGAGTAAGACTCAGCAGAAAGCGTTCGATGCTCTCGGCGTTTCGGTAACTGATTCAAACGGCAATCTTCGAGACTCTGATGAGGTCTTCCAGGACGTTATCACGGCACTCGGGAAGGTTGAGAACGAAACCGAAAGGGATGCCCTCGCTATGAAGCTGATGGGCAAATCCGCGACGGAGCTGAACCCGCTCATTGCTGATCAGGGCGAAACCTATAAGAACGTTTCGGACACGTTGAAGAAATACAATCTCGACTACATCGACCAAGAGACCCTTGATAAAGCGAATCAGTTCAATGATTCCATCGACACGATGAAAGCGATCGGGACGGTAGCGTTCCAGACGGTCGGAGCGCAACTCGCGGGATACCTTGCTCCGGCACTCGAGAAGATAGTCGACCTGTTCGGCCGATTTGCTTCGTGGCTCGGGAATCTGTCGCCTCAGGTGCTGACAGTCGTCGGAATAATCGGATCGGTTCTGGCGGTGATCGCTCCGCTTCTGCTGATTCTCGGTAAGATATCGTTTGCTATCAGTTCCATCACGGGACTTATGGGAACGCTCGGAATCTCGTTCGGGGCTATTGCGGGGCCTATTGGAATTGCTATTGCTGCAATTGCGGCGATCATAGCGATCGGGGTCTTGCTCTATAAGAATTGGGACAAGATCAAGGCGAAGGCGGCCGAGATCAAAAAGAATCTTATCCAGACGTGGAACAGCATCAAGGCGAACGTCACTGCGGCGGTCAACGGGCTGAAGGCCACCGTTTCAACAGCGTGGAGCAGTATCAAATCGACAGCATCGTCTAAATGGAATGCCATCAAGGACGCGATCCTGAAGCCGATACAGACCGCAAAGGATAAGGTTAAGGGGATCATCGACAAGATTAAGGGATTCTTCCCTGTGAACGTTGGGAACATCATGTCACACATAAAGCTCCCGCACTTCAGCATCACAGGCTCGTTCAGTATCAAAAACCACACCGTCCCGAAACTGAATGTTGATTGGTACAAAACAGGCGGTATCTTTGACAGCCCAAGCATCATCGGTGTCGGTGAAGCGGGCGCAGAGGCGGTCGTTCCGCTCGATAAGTTATGGAGCAAACTTGATGCGATGCAGTCGGGACAGACAAATAATTTCTACATCACCGGAGACGACCCGAAACAAATTGCGAAGGAAGTCGAGAAGATCCTTATCAGAAACACGAAAAACAAACGTCTGGCTTTCGAGTAGGAGGGTTTTAAATGGCAATTTTCAACAGCTTAACATTCGCCGGAGTCAATTCGCTCGACTTCGGCATTTATATTACGGGCGAAGCGGTCTATAACGCTCCTGTTCGATCGGTCGAGGCGGTGGCCATTCCGGGACGAGACGGAGATCTGATCATCGACAATGGCCGATTTGAAAATCTCGAGGTGACTTATCCGGCCGGTACGTTCGGAGATGATCAGACGAGCTTTGCCGAGAGGGTACGGAATTTTCGAAATGCGGTCGCATCGAAGCGAGGCTATCAGAGATTGAACGACACATATAACCCGAATGAATATCGGCTCGGCCTGTTTGTTAACGGCCTCGAAGTAGAAGCTGTCGGTCACGGAAGAGCGGGCGAATTCGAGCTTGTGTTCAACTGCAAACCATTCCGCTATATGTTCGAAGGTGAAATGGCCGTTACGGTTCCGAGCGGTACGGAGCTGACTAACCCGACGCAATTCGATTCAATGCCTCTCTTGGCGGTCGATGGGTATGGAGATATTCAATTCAATGGCTATGAAATTGGAATCACCAACGAGATTTTCGGAACGGTGCGGCTCTTACAGGCTTACTCCTCAAGCAGCTCACAGTCATCGCAGAATTACAGCCCAAACGTCGGGACGATTGGCGACTCAATGGTGCTTGATGGGCTGACGTTTAAAATCTCAGTTCTGAGCAAGACCGCATCGGACGAATTGACGGAAACAGGCGGGACAAATATCAGCGGTGATCTCGTTCTCCACAAAGAATCCAGACAGGTTTCATCGAGGCAAATCGATTTCACGTTTACAGCGAGTCCCGATCTGCTTTACAGGACGGCAGAGACTCATGACAAAGTAATTCGAATCGATTTCACGAGCGGGTCACACAGTGCGAGCCTGACTCTTACGATGAGTGTTACAAACACGGCGGCGGGCGGTCTCGTGCTCCGATTCAGCACGAATACAAACACATATCTTTCGAGGAAAAATGCAAGCGTGTCGTTCAGCTCGCTTACGCTCGAATCAACAAAGTCGGTTCTTGGCGAGCCGACATATATCGATTGTGACCTCGGCGAAGCGTACAAGATCGTTGACGGTGAGCTTATTTCGCTGAATAGCTACATTGATTTAGGTTCCGATCTGCCCGTTCTGGCTCCGGGAACAAATGAAATAACCTATAGCGGAAATATCACAAATCTCGCGATAACACCGAGGTGGAGGCTCTTATGATACCAATTCTATACGAATCAACTGAAACGGCTTTCACTTCGAACGGACTCGGGAGGCTGAGGGATTGTATCTCTTGTAAGGTCACCGAACAGAGGAATTCCGTTTACGAGGCCGAATTCGAATATCCTGTCACAGGAGCACATTTTAACGAGATAACCATCGGTCGAATCATTGCGGTCGAACACGATGACACGGGCGACGTACAGCCTTTTGATATCGTCGGATATACAAGACCGATCAATGGAGTCGTCACGTTCCGAGCGGTGCATATTTCGTACAGACTCAATTCGATCGTAATAGACGCGTCAGCGGTCGGAGCGAACCGACTAAGCCAAGCATTTTTCTTATTTGATCATCCTGTTGGTGATGTGACAAATCCGTTCAGCTTCGAGTCGGATATCACCGCTCAGAGATACATCGGATGCTTTGACAGGATCCCGAAATCGATTCGTTCGGTACTCGGCGGTGTCGAGGGGTCGCTTCTCGATGCGTTCGGGGGTGAATATGAATTTGACAAATTCAACGTGATACTACACTCCCAGCGAGGCGTAGATCGGAACTTTACAATCAGATACGGCCTCAATATGAGCGACTACAATGAAGAGGTCGACAACTCTGAGACCTATATGAGGGTCTATCCGTACTGGACAGACGGAACGAAAGTCATTCAAGGCCACGCTCAGGAATACGGACGGACTATCACGAATCGGGGCGAGACGGTCGCTCTTGATGTATCGGATAAATTCGAAAGCGAACCAGCAACGAATACAGAAGTTGATGCGGCGGGATTGGCAGTGTTCAAAGAGATGGACGCGGCACTTCCCGTTCAGTCGATCGAGGTCGAATTCGTGAGGCTCTCGGATACGGACGAATACGCACAGTACAAAGCTCTGCAGCAATGTCGGCTCTGTGATACCGTCCGGGTCATATTCCCGATGTATGGAACCGAGGGACGCTATAAGATCGTAACGACTGTGTACGACGTGCTCTTGGAGCGATTCGAATCAATGGAGCTCGGAGCGACAGGAACGACGCTCTCGGAGGCTCTGGGACTCGACGGAAGCGACAGCAAGCCAATACAGCCCGCCGTCACGAAAGCCCTGTCAGCGAGTGATTTTTCGATATCTGCGGGTGAGTTCGTAAGCGGTTCGATCACAACGATCGGAAGGGTGGCATTCTTAACGGTCGAATTCCGAAATACAGCCTCAACTGCGAGCGGTTCGAACATCTTCCGAGCGACGCTCAACAGTGCGGAATACTATCCGCTGCAGATGGCAACGGGTGCGAGCTATTACAGCTCTCACGCTCTCGGAGTAAGACTCACGTCTTCGGGCGACTTGATAGTTCGAAACGCGTCGAGCGCAGCCGTAACGATAAGCTCATCGAATTCGACTACGTTCTCATTGACTTATCTCACATAGGAGGGCGGATGAATGGCGAAAAAAAACAAACCGAAGATGGCGCAGGCGATTCGCAAGGGCATACGAATCCAAAGATTCAAGTACGCTCGGACAGACGGAAGGGCGTACCACTGGACTTACATCCTAAGAGCAAAGAACAAAAAGAAACGTGAATTGATAGCGAGAGGAATGGAAAGGGCTGTCAGATGCGGAAAGATATCATACAGCAACGAGAGCAACCGTAACGCAAGACTGTATGACGCAGTGAAGCCTTATAAGTTCAACTGCTCGAAGTTACGGAAGCGCACCACAACGAACTGCTGCAACCTTGTCGGTGTAGCTTGCAGATACGCAGGTCTGAAAACTCCGCGCAA